GTTATCTAAAGCGCTTTGTACTTTACCTGCATCGGTACGTACGTAGTCGTTTACCTCCTTTTGCAGATCTTCTACTTTCTTCTTCAGAGCATCCTCAGAAGCTATCTGACGCTTTAACATAAACCATAATACGGCACCTAAACCAAGTACAATAACTCCTAAAGCTCCATACTGGGTTAAGGTTTCAAATACTCCGAATGACGGTGCTGCTTGCAATACTACCATTAGTCTCTTTCTTCTAATTTACGACGTAAACGATCCTGTTCTTCCATGTTTCTCTTGATGAAAAACCATGCCAACGCTCCAAGAGCTAAGGCAGCAATACCCAATGCTCCGTAGTTAGCTAACTGCTCAAATACCCCAAAATTAGGTACTTCTGTTGTTTGTGCTTGTAATAGTGTCATGTTGTGTGTTTATTTTGGTTGGTAGGGTATGCCTTCTCCGTCCTCTATTGTGACGGTTGGGTATAATCCTACGTATAGGTTAACAAATTTGTTTATTCTGTTTAGATAGTCTAGTTGCGTTCCAAGTTGAGCATCTGTTGCATACCGGATTGCCGCCTCTAGTGTACCTGCTCGAAACTCAAGTAACCTTGTTACAACGTATGTTGGGGATGTTGGTTCGTAAGGTTCCAATTGCTCCAACTCAATAGTTTCAGCACTCGCTAACGTAGCTTCATAAGTTGTTTTTGCAGTGATATAAGCATCGTAAGCATTCTGCACTTCTACTTTTTTAGTAGCAATAGAAACGGTAGCCTCACGAGCAGGTACTGACCAAGACTCTAAGTCGACAGTTGTCCAATTGACACCATCACCAGCATCCGTTAACCTAATTGTTTTACGAATAGACGCATCTAAGTAGGTAGTTGGATCTATAAACTGACGTGATACCGTCACAGTTGCACTATACTCGTATTTAAGCACAAGTCGCGTCTCCGATAGATCAAAGGATAATCCGCCATCTCGTGCTCCTGAAGTAGCCTCAACTGATATGGATAGCTTAGGATCGTTAGGAGAGGTCAAAACCAATGTAGCTACTAATCCTTCGATTGTAGCACTACTTGGATCCAAAACATCCAATACTATTGTATTGTTAGCTGGCATTACTTGATATCAGAAGATTCAATTAGCGTGTAGGTAAAGGAGTTTCCATGTACACCCTCAGCCTTACGACAGATAGCCATAAACTCCTCAAAGTCAGCTGCTTTCTTGAATACTTGGCATCCTTCAGACCAGTTTTCTACATAAGTAGAATCTGCACCTGCCTTATGAATGTTGATACCAAATACGCCTTCTTGAATTTTGTTTTCATCGTAGGTTAAGTCTTTATTTGCATCACGATATACCTTTACGTTTGATTTTTGTCTTAACGCTTGATACTTTCCTTGGTGCAATCCCAATTGATGCGATCCACGATACTGACCTTCTACTAAACGAGCAACACCAGCCGCATTATGATACTGCTGAACTCCTTTCTTTCCTGGATCAGTTGTAGCAGACCACTTGTGGAATTTCCACACACCATCCACTTTATACGACACAGTCAACCAATCATCAAATAGATTAGTCACTGCCTGTCCAGTTGCTGAATTACGTACACCTACAATGTTAACATCGTAGCCTTTGTTGTTAGCATCTTCAAACCAAGCATATCCTTTTGATTTTACTGCTGCCTCAATTTGTTCTCTTGTAAAGCTCATTTATTAAATGTTTAAGTTAATGTTCCAACCTTTTGTAACCTTCAAGTATTCGATACTAGCTGATGCAGGAGCACCGCTACCAGTTTGTAAAAGTGTATCAAAGCTACCGGTACCGTTAGATGCTACGTTAAGGAACGGAGTCGTTCCAACCGTTGTTAGGTTTGTAGCAAACGACATAGTCGCCAAGCTTGTGCAAGTTCCAAATGCAAAGTCTCCAAGGCTATAAGCTGCTGGGAATGAAATTTGCTTTAACGAAGTTGAACCAGTAAAGGCACCAGCACCAATAGATGTTACATTAGCAAAGCTTGATGTTAAGTTTACGAGATTGGCAAATGTAGATCCTGAGAATGCTGTAGCTCCAATAGTCGTTGCATTGTTAAGATTTAGAGTTGTAATTGCTGTACATTTTGCAAATGCATTAGTACCAATACTACCAACAGCAGGCAATGTTACGGTCACAAGACCTGTACAATTTTGGAAAGCAGATTCTTCAATTGAAGTGAATGTGCTGTTACCATCGACAATGCTTGTTAGAGTTGCTACTCCTAAAAACTTACTCGCACCAATAGCAAACTGCTTAGCACCGGGTGTTGTTTCGCGTACACTAAATGTAGCTGTTGTGCCATCAATTACAACGGAATCGAACGTAGTACCTAAGTGGGTATTCCAATCGGCAACTGCCGTTAGATCGCTAGCAGCACCAGAAAATCCAGCAGTTTGCAGCTGAGTCAATGCTGTAGATATGTCACTAAAGGTAAGTACTGCAGTACGAGTAACGTCATGATGACCACCCCCTGCGCCCTGATTTACCGGTGCAACCGGTGGGTTTAGGGAGTTAATGTAGTTGACGTAAGCAATATGCTCAGCAAGTCTAATCTCAAATAAATGTCTTTCTTGTTGGTACTTATTCTGTAGTTGCGGCATAGACAGGCCCTTGTTATCGGATCTCTGCACAAACTGTTGCCATGATGGCGGTGGTGTAAATTGCATGCTATTAGCTATTTTAGTATAAATAGCGCTTTTGTGCAAAAAACACGTAGTTAATAGTAATCTACTTGCAAATCTTCGTAGGCTTTTTGGAATGCAAAACTCTTACGCATACCTGTATCCATAAGGGATTTGGCATGGTCTATTACCTCACCACCCATCCCTTTTGCGTGCGCTTTCCATAGGATTTCTTCAATAAGTTCGTCGTTTGAAAGGCTCATATTTAGTGGGGTTTAATGACTATAAATATACGCAAAATGCGGGAAATTTAACACAAAAATAATATGGAAAATTTAGGTTATGAACAAGTTATGAACCGGTTTTTTTAGCCAAAATCCCACGTCAAATATACCGCAGACAAGGGGGCCGTAAAATCGATTTTAAGCGTGTTTTTCTTCGTTTTAAACGACTCATTTTTTCCGCATAGAACTTGGTTCATTTTGCCAAAAAAACGCCTGTAAAACCGGGCTAATTAGGTTTTAGAACTGCTTGATTATCAGTTAGTTAGTGAACGTAGAATGCGGGATTGACGGTGAAAAATAGGCGTTAGAAGCCGCATTATTAGTGGCGTTTAAGCGTTCGGTTTGAACCAATTACTGCACCATTTAGACGGGTCTTTTATCGGGTTTTTTGCGTTGTCCAACAGCTCCTCAGTACCCTGAAACTTCACGTAATCCTCGTTGTTGCACATATGCTTTCCGTCTTCGTTTTTGTAGTAGAATTTGCATACGTGGCATCCAAATCCATCTTTGGAGTACATATACGGAACGTATTGTTCCTTCTCTTCTTTTAGAATGTTGGATAGCTTTATCATAGGATTTTTACTTCTGGTTCTGGTAACGATAAGTCAATGTCGTATATGGCTATTGGTGGATTGTAGGAGTCGTCTGCTAAGGCTACAATGATGTGCTTAGCTCCACTAACACGACCTGGCTCAGTCCACGTTTCAAAGTTCCAATCTTCTTGTGCTAAGCGAATGTACTTATTAACCTCTGGATCTAATCTGCCTCTACGCTTACCGTGTATGTCTTTTGTTAGAGCCTTTACGATAGTTGTTGCATTAGCTTCTTCTGCTAGAGCATCCAACACCTCATAAAAAGACTTCTCATCATAATTACCAGATACTATCTGTACGTAGAAGCATTCCTTTGTAGGAAGAGAATTAAGCTTATTGCTGTACTTGACAATCCAAGGTGCAATAGTATTGCTAGCAAAAAACTTCTCAAGTATTCGATTTGGAATAGCCATATCGTATACGCTTGTGTTTTTGTTTACAATAGGAAAACCACCATCCACAATCACACCTGAATACTTAGCAGTTGATCTGATTTGGGTGTCCCACATAACAAACGATCCTTCATACAAAGTAGAGTCTGATAAGATAGCTTTACGAGCTTCCAAGAACATTAGGTACATTACCTTTCCTTCACCACCACCTCTTACTGATGGGACCATTTCTGATAGACCAACCTCCCATGGTGCAACACCAAAGTATTGTTTATACCTTTCGCTGGGACTAGCCTTAATCATTCCAAGTATCTGTCCGTTG